AACCGGCGGTGCCTTCGGCGAAGCCGCGGAAGGCGTCGAAGCGGAAGGCTCGGCGGAAGAAGGCGAAGCCGCGGAAGGCGTCGAAGCCGGCGCCCCAGCGGCCTCGGGGTCCGGTGCCGATCTCGCAGACCCGGCTCGCAGCGATTGCAGGGCAGTCGCCACAGCTCCTGCAGCACTACACCAAGGGGGACCTGGCTGATGCGATGCTGGGGCCGCCGAAGCGTCGGCGTGTAGATCTTGCGCACCCGGCGGTGGCGACATGGCTGCAGAGGTGCGGTGTAGATCCGTCGACGCTGCCCGAGCTCGCGACAAGCGCGGTCCCGCCCGAGAAGGGGCGCGACGCTGTGCAGCTGATGGCCGCAGTGGGCGGGGCTCGGCGGCGCGACCAGGCGGTGCAGATCGGGCCCCGCGATACGGATGAGCTGCTGGGCTGGACATTCGGGCGGATTGTCGAGGAGTTCGGCTCGCTGGCCGGTTTCGACGACTGGCTCGAGCGTCGGCAGAAGCTGTCGCAGATCAAAAAGTTGGACCTCGCGAACGCGGCGTCGGACGGGAAGCTGATTTCGCGCGAGTTTGTGTCGACGCACGTCTTCGGTGCGCTCGACTCGATGCAGCGCCGGCTGATCGCGGACGCGTCCAAGACGTTGGCGCGCAGGATCTACAAGCTGGCGGAGGCGGAGGTGCCGCTCGAGGACGCGGAACGCACCGCGCGCGACCTGCTCGGCTCTCACCTGAAGCCGATAAAGACGTCGGTGGCGCGATCTCTTCGCGCGAGCCGTGGTGCCTGATGGAGGAGCTCGACCAGGCCGAATGGCTGGCACGGCAATTCGAGAATCTCACGACGTCGATTGACGTTGTCGCGCCCAGCGAGTGGGCCGAGCAGCGGCGCTACCTGCCGCCGCAGGTCACGCCGTTCCCCGGGTACTTTCGCTTCGAGGTCACGCCCTACCTGCGCGAGATTCTGGACTGTCTGAGCGTCGACTCACCCGTCCGGGAGGTCGCCGTGATGAAGGGCGTCCAGTTGGGACTTACGTCCGGTGTGCTGGAAAACGCCCTCGGCTACTTCATCGATCACGTGAAGACCGCGCCGTGCATGATGGTGACGGCCGATGCGGAGCTGGCGAAGCTGCGGATCGAGTCGCACGTCGTGCCGATGCTGCAGCACTCAGGCCTGCTGCATTTGATCAAGTCGTCCGACGAGGACAACCGCCGCAAGACCGGGCGCACCGACAGGAAAATCGAGTGGGTCGGCGGCGGGTTTCTGATCCCCTTGGGCGCGCAGAACGCCAACAAACTCCGGTCGCTGCCGGTCCAGTACCTGCTCAACGACGAGGTGGACGCGTGGCCGCTCACGATCGGGCGCGACGGCGACCCGGTCGTAATCGTGCGCGACCGCACCGCCGCGTTCGAGGCGTCGAGGAAGATCCTGGACATTTCGACGCCCCTCGTGAAGGGGCAGTCTCAGATTGAGAAGCTGTTCGCGCGCGGTGATCAGCGTCGACACTTCGTGCGATGCCTTCGCTGCGAGTTTGAACAGACGCTGAGGTGGTCGAGGACCGACAAAGAGACGGGCGTGGTCACCGGAATGGTCTGGGAAACGGACCAGGGGCGCCTCGTTCCGGACTCTGTGCGTTACCTCTGCGAGCGCTGCAGTCATGCGCACGTGGATGCGGACAAGGAGCTTCTGCTGTCGCCCGACCAGGGCGCGCGGTGGAAGCCGACGGCGGTCCCCGCCGTGCCGCACGTTCGCAGCTACCACCTGAGCAGCCTGTACTCGCCGCCGGGAATGCAGTCGTGGGGCGCGTGCGCGCAGAAGTGGCTCGAGGCGTGGGACCCCGACGCCAACCGGCCTCGTGACCTGGAGCGCCTCCAGGTGTTCTACAACAACGTGCTCGGCGAACCCTTCGAGCTTCGCGGCGAGAAGATCCGCCTCGATCAGGTGTCGCCTCACAGGCGCGCAGCCTACCGGTACGGGCAGATCCCAAACACTTGGTTCGAGAAGCACTGCGGCGGACCTGTGGCGCTGCTCACGTGCGCGGTCGACGTCCACAAGGACAATCTGAAGGTGGCCGTGATCGGCTGGTGTCGTGAGCGGCGAGCAGCGCTGATCGACTACGAGACCTTCGAAGGCGATACCGAGCAGCTCGACAACCCATCCACATGGGGCGCGCTCCGGCACCTCATCGAGCAGCGCGAGTACCAGGCGGACGACGGCAAGCTGTACCGGATTCAGATCACGATGCTCGACTCGGGCTATCTGACTGATCACGTCTATCGATTCAGCGGGGAGTATTCGGCCGGCGTGTTTCCGGTCAAGGGTCAGGCGGTCTCGCCGAAGTCGGCACGCATTCCCGAGTTCAGCGTCTTCGTGACGCCCAACGGCATCCAGGCGTACGGCATCACAGTTGACCTCTACAAAGACCGGTGGTCTGCGGCGCTGCGCCGAGACTGGGACGGCGCCGGGATGCAGCCCTACGGGCACTTCAACGCGCCTTTGGACGCGACGGACAGGCAGCTGAAGGAGCTGACCGTCGAGGTGAAGAGCGAAAAGATTTCGAAGGGCACGGGCAAGCGAGTCGGCTTCGAGTGGCGCCGCCCATCTGGCGCGGCCAACGAGCTCTGGGACCTGCTCATCTACAACAACGCGGCGCTGGACCTGGTGGCGCATCAGGTGTGTCGCGAGCAGATGGAGCTCGATCACACCAACTGGCCGGCTTTCTGGGAGCGCTGCGAGAACGAGAAACTCTATTTCACAGGTTGAGGCTATCCGATGGTGTTCGAGACTGACAGCGTATGGCTGAACGCCAGGATCACTCGGACCGAAACGCTCATCGTGGCCTACGAGGATGCCATAGAGGCGCTCTCGACCGGCGCGCAGACGTACATGCTGGACACGGGTCAGACCCGCCAGAGCGTGACGAAGGCGAACCTGGCCACGCTTCGCGGCCAGCTGAGCGCGCTGGAAAACCGGCGTGAGGTGCTGCGGGCTCGCCTCAACGGTGCCGGCTTCAATGCTCGGCCTGGGTGGTGACTGGCATGTCGTGGTGGAAGAGGCTTTTCGGTGGTGAGACCAGCCTGCCATCCGTGAAGATGTCGGCGTTGCCTTCGGCACCGTTGCGCTACGGCACCCACGACGGCGAGAAATTTGCCGGCGGTTTCGGCGCCACCGAGCTTCTGTCCATGGATTACTGGACGTTGCGCACTCGCAGCGCGCAGCTCTTTCGGACGAATCTTTACGCGCGCGGCATCATGCGGCGTCTCATTACGAATGAGATCAACACGGGTTTGCACCTTGAGGCCACGCCGGCGGAGGCAATACTCGGACAGCCGGAGGATGGTCTCGCGGACTGGGCCGAGGACGTCGAGAGTCGCTTCGAGCTCTGGGCCGGCGATGCCGAGTCGTGCGACTACATCGGGCAGCGGACTTTCGGCGCGATGCAGGCTGCGGCCCGTCTTGAGGCGCTGGCGTCTGGCGACGTGCTCGTCGTGCTCTTGCAGGACCCGGCCAGCCAGCTTCCGAAGGTCAAGCTCATCTGCGGCTCTGCGGTGCAGACCCCCATCGACGCTGTTCTGCGCTCGACGAACAGGATCGCGCACGGCGTAGAGACGGACGCTTCGGGGCGTCACGTGGCCTACTGGATCCGCAAGCTGGGCGCCGACGGCCGATACATCTCTGAGCGTTTGCCAGCGATCGGCCCCAAGACGGGGCGGAGGATGGCGTGGCTTCTCTATGGGGTCGACAAGCGGCTCGACGACGTGCGCGGTGAGCCGCTGCTGTCGATCGTGCTGCAGTCGTTGCGTGAGATCGACCGCTACCGGGACAGCGCGCAGCGCAAGGCCGCAATTAACGCGATCCTCGCGCTGTTCATCTCGAAGACCGAGGACAAGCCAGGCTCGCGCCCGCTGACAGGCGGGGCCGTCCGGCGCGGCTCTGAGGTGGTCACCGACTCCGTAGGCGCGCGCCGCACGTACAACTTTGCCGAGTACCAGCCCGGCCTGGTGCTCGACGAGCTGCAGCAGGGCGAAACGCCGCACGGCTTTCAGTCCCACGGGACAGACGAGAAGTTTGGCGACTTTGAGGAGACGGTCATACAGGCCGTTGCGTGGGCGAATGAGATCCCGCCCGAGATTCTCCGGCTCTCGTTCTCGAGCAACTACTCCGCCAGCCAGGCGGCTATCAACGAGTTCAAGCTCTACCTGAATCGGATTCGAACCGATTTCGGTAACCAGTTCTGCCATCCGATTTACGCGGACTGGCTGCTGTCCGCGGTGCTCGCAGGGAAGATCGAGGCGCCGAGTCTCTTGGAGGCATGGCGCAGCGATCGGGACCGCGACCTCTTCGCGGCTTGGATCGCGGGCGACTGGAGCGGTCACATCAAGCCGGCCGTCGACTTGTCGAAGCTGGTCAAGGGCTATGAGCTGCTGATCGGAGCAGGTCTCATCACGAGAGATCGCGCTGCGCGCGAGCTGACCGGCACGAAGTACAGCAAGAACGTGCAGAAACTCGCGCGCGAGAACGCGCAACTAGCCGCCGCAAACGCTGTGATCAAGAAGCTCGAGCACCCGCCGGCGCGGCCGGCGGCCTCGCCAACCCCACCCGAAGCGCCGCCCGGCGCAGCCCGCACGACCTGGGAGGTCGAAGGCGGTGGTTTGCGGGCGGTCGAATGAAGGAAGCCCCATCATGCATTGGTTGATTCAGTCCGACGTGCTGCGCGAGCTTGAGGGCTTGAGGCGGGCCGGCGTCGTGCCGACTGTGGAGCAACAGGCCGCCTTCGAAGCCGATCGCGTCCGGCAGATCGACGCGGCCGACGGGCCGCGCATTCTGAACGTCGCGGGCACCGAGGCTGAGATTGTGATCGAGGGCCCGCTGGTGGCTCGCCCGATGTTCATGTTCGCCTTCCTGGGTCGTGGGCAGACGAGCTACCGCGACATCCAGGAGGCCCTCGCTTCGGCTGACGCGGACCCGTCCATCCGGCGGATCACGCTGAGGATCGACAGCCCCGGCGGC